GGTCGCTCCTGGGCGCGGAGGGTTCAAACCGTGCCGGCTCACTCAGCGTTACCACCCTTTGGTCACTCGCCGTAACGGCTGGCGGCCCGTGCCCGCAACGGGCTGGAGGACACAATGACAAGCGGCGGATCCCGTAACCGTTCCGGCCCCCCGATCGACCCCAACAGTGGCCGCTCCGAGGCACGTGGCATCACCCTCGACACCCTCCCCGCCGCCGGCTACACCGGCGACGCCCCCGATTTTCCCCTCCCCGACCTGTCAGAGCGTGAATCCGAGGTGTGGGCTGAGGCGTGGCGTTCACCGCAGGCCGCGGCGTGGGCTCGTGAGCCTTGGCGGCACCGCACGGTGGCCCTTTGGGTGCGTTGGTCGGTCCGTATGGAGGCCGAGGACGCCTCCGCTGCCCTCGGCAATGTCGTTGTGCGGTTCGCCGACCAGATCGGTATGACCCCGGCGGGGTTGCGTGAGAATGGTTGGCAGATCGGCGCCGTCGACACCGACAAGGCCGCGGCGGCCCCGGCTCGGCGCGGTTCGTCGTCCCGGACCCGCCTCGCGGTGGTCAACGGTGGCGGCTGACGAGTACGTCGTCGACTTCCCCAGCCTTGGTTTTCTCGCCGCGGACTGGGTAGAGGCCCATTGCATCGTCCCTGACGGGTTCGGTAAGGGTTCCCCGTTCGTCGAGATCGACTGGCAGTTGTGGTGCACCGTCAACCATTACCGGGTGGCGGAAACCGCCGTGTGGCGGCCCGAGAACCCGATGAAGGCTGCGGCGTTCCATTACCGCCGGTCGCAGATCATCGCCCCCCAGAAAACAGGCAAAGGGCCGTGGTCGGCGGCGAAGGCCGCGCTTGAAGCGTCCGGGCCGGCCTTGTTCGGTGGGTGGGCGAAGGCCGGTGACGCCTACGATTGCGCCGACAACGGTTGCACCTGCGGGTGGGGTTACGACTACGAACCCGGCGAACCAATGGGGATCCGGTGGCCGACACCGCTGATTCAGTTGTTGGCGGCGTCCGACGACCAGACGGAGAACATTTACCGGCCGTTGCGCGCCATGATCGCCGGCGGCCCGTTGCGTGACCAACTCCTCATCCGCGAGGGGTTCATCCGCATTCTGCGCCCCGGCGACCCGGACAATGACGCGAAGATCGACCGCGTCACGTCGGCGGCCCGCTCGAGGTTGGGCAACCCGATCACGTCGGCGTTGCAGGATGAAACCGGCACCTACACCAAGGTCAGTGGGTTGCGGTCGGTTGCGTCGACGCAACGCCGCGGCCTGGCCGGCATGGGCGGCCGGGCGATCGGCACCACGAACGCGTATGACCCGGCGCAGGAAACTGACGCGCAACTGACGCATGAGTCGCGGCGCCCGGATATTTTCAAGTTCTACCGCGAACCGCCAAAGACGTTGTCCTACAAGAACAAAGCGGACCGCCGGAAGATCCACGAGTACGTCTACCAGGGGTCACCGTGGGTAGACCTCGACGTCATCGAGGCTGAGGCCGCGGAGCTGATGGAGACGGACCCGGCGCAGGCCGAGCGGTTTTACGGTAACCGGTTCGTTCAGGGCGCCGGTTCGTGGCTGCCTGACGGCCTGTGGGAGCAATGGGGGCCGAAACGTGAGGATCGCCCTGGGGTTCGACGGTAGCGACTCGGACGACCACACCGCGATTCGCGCGGAGACGATGGCTGGCTATCAGTTCACCCCCACCTACGAGGTGGACGGCGAGCGGTTCCCCACGATTTGGAATCCCGCCGAGTGGGGCGGCCGGGTGCCGCGCTCCCATGTGCATGCCGCGATCGAGCAACTATTCGCGGAACACACGGTGTTGCGGTTCTACTATGACCCGCCCGACTGGAAATCTGAGGGTGAGTCGTGGGCGCTGGAGTACGGCGAGAAGGTCGTCATCCCGTGGGCCACTTACCGTGTCGTTCAGATGCACGAGTCGCTGAAACGGTTCGTCACTGACCTGTCCCTCGGCGCCATCACCCATGATGGGTGCCCGTTGACGGCGTTGCATATTGCGAATGCTCGGAAGATCCCGAAACCGGGTGACCGGTACCTGTTGGCGAAACCGGTGGGTGCGTACCACCAAAAAATTGATGCCGCGATGGCGTCCGTCCTTGCCCATGAGGCCGCGGCGGATGCCCGCGCGGCCGGCCTGGCTGATGAGCCGCAACGTAGAAGGGTGGTCGTTTCGTGACGTCGTCGTTTCCGGTTACGGCGTTCGGGCCGACATCCTATGACCTGTCCCGGCCGTTGGTGTCGATGCCGGTCAGCATGGACCCGGTGGAGGAGGTGCAACGCCTCGGCGGCGTCCTCTGGCAGGGTGTGTCCAGGTTGCGCCTCTACGACATGTACTACGAGCGTGAGCAGCCGTTGCAGTTCATGATCCCGGCGTTGGCCGCGAAGTACGGCGACCGGATCCCGCAACTGGCGATCAACTGGTTCCGGTTGGTGTGCGACTCCTACGAGAACCGCCTCGACGTCGAGGGTTTCCGCTACCCCGGTAAAGAGTCCTCCGACGAGGGTATCCAAGAACTATGGCAGGCCAACAACCTTGACGAACAGTCACAGCAGGCACACCTCGAGTCGCTGACGTTGGGCCGGTCGTATGTGATCGTCGGCGCCCCCGACATCCCCGGTGACGCCCCTGTGATCACTGTGGAGTCGCCGTTTCAGGTGACCGCGATTCGTGACCCGAAACGCACCCGCGTCGTCAAGCAGGCCCTCAAAGAGTGGTTCGAGATCGACGGTTCCCGTTGGGCGAACCTGTACCTCCCTGACGCCACGATCACCTACACCGTGGAGCACGGCAAGTGGACCGAGGTGGACCGGGACGACCACAATTTCGGTGTTGTGCCGGTGGTGCCGATGGTGAACCGGCCGCGGACGTTGCGCCCGGATGGCCTGTCGGAGGCGCACGACCTGATCCCGATCATTGACGCGGCGAACAAGATGGCCACGGACATGATGGTGTCCGGTGAGTATCACGCGATGCCGCGCCGCATGGTGTTCGGGATGAAACAGTCCGACTTTGAGGACGCGAGTGGTAACCCGTTGCCGGCGTGGAAACGTGACGCCGGCACCTTGTGGGCCACGGAGAACGAAAACGCCAAGGCCATGCAGTTCACCGAGTCCGACCTCGCCGTGTTTCACAACACCATCCGTTTGATGGCCAGGTTGGGTGCGCAGTTGGCGGGCCTGCCGCCGGATGAGCTCGCTTTCGACACGGTGAACCCGCCGTCGGCGGAGTCCCGGCGTGCCGGTGAGACAACGTTCGTGAAACGCGTGGAGCGTAAGCAAACGTACCTCGGTGGGTCGTGGGAGGACGTTATCCGGTTGGCGTTGCGGTTCCGCAACGGCGGCAAGGAGGACAAGGCCGCCCGGTCGTTGGAGACACAGTGGCGTGATGCGGGTACCCCGACGCGGGCGCAGATGGCTGACGCCGTGGTGAAGCTCGTGACGGCGCGGGACGGTCAGGGTCGTTCGATCATCCCGGTTGAGCAGGCCCGTGAGGATCTTGGTTACGGGCCGATCGCGCGTGACCGGATGGCGAAGATGGATAAGGCCGCCGCCGAGGCGCAGTTGACGGCGATCCGTGATTCGTTGTCCCCGGCGCCGGATGTCACCCCACCGGGTGCGCCGCCGGTGACGACGCCGCAGCAGGTGCCTGATGCCGTCCACACTGGAAGCTGACCGGCTGGCGTCGGTGACGGCGTTGGACCGTTGGGCTGTGAACCGCGCCCTGTCGGCGTGGGCGGCCCTCGACCTTGGGAACCTGCAGGGGTCGTTCGTTTCGACTGTCCTGCCGGGTGTGTTGGCGGCGTTGGTGAAGGCGCAGGAGACCGCGGCGGACCTCGGCGGCCAGTACGTCGATGCTGTCGCGGAGGAGCCGGGGCCGCAGATCGTGGCCCGCTCGTTCGCGGGTGTCGCCGCCGATGGCCGGCCCTTACCGGGGTTGGTTTCGCAACCGCTGATCGACACCTACAAGGCGTTGTCGGCGGGTATGCCGCCGGCGCGGGCGTTGCGGTTCGGTGCCGACCAAATGGATTCCGTGATCACCACGGAGATTCACGACACGGCTCGGTCCGCGGAGCAGGTCGCCATCACCTCGAATCGTCACCTCGCCGGTTACCGGCGCAGTGTCGAGTCGGGCGCGTGTGGTCGGTGTGTGATCTTGGCCGGCCGGACCTACCGGTGGTCGGCGGGGTTCCTGCGTCACCCTCGTTGTCGGTGTCATAACACGCCGATCACGGATTTGACGGAGGAGCCGCAGGATCCGCGGGAGCAGTTCGATGCGATGACCCGCGCCGAGCAGGATCACTCGTTCACTGTGGCGGGCGCGGAGGCTATCCGGTTGGGTGCCGACCCCGCTCGTGTGGTGAATGCCCGCGCCGGTATGGCCACGGTGAAGGTGTACGGGCAGAACGTGCAGGCCACCACGGTATTGGCGGGTGGCAAGAAGGCGCCGGTGAGGTTGATGCCGGCGTCCATCCTGAAGCTCGCCGACGGCGACCGCGTCGAGGCCGAGCGCCTACTTCGGTTACACCAATTCATCAAATAGCCCCTGCCGCAACGGCATTCGGGGCCTACCCGCAACGGGAGACACAACGCATGTCCGCAACGATCCCCGGCACCACTGACCCTGCAGCCGATCCCGCCGCAACGGCACCCCCGGCTGACCCGCAGGCCACCCCGGATGCCCCGCCCGCCGAGCAGGCCCCCGAGCCGAAACCCACCGAGACGGTGGAGTTCTGGAAGCGGAAGGCCCGCGAGCAGGAGGACCGCGCGAAGTCGAACGCTGACGCCGCACGGAAGCTCAAGGAGATCGAGGACCGCGACCTGACGGAGCTGCAGCGCGCGCAACGCGCAGCGGAGGAGGCCACCGCCACCCTCGCGGACCTGCAACGCCAGAACACCCTCCTCGCCAAGGGGATCCCGGCGGATCTCATTCCGCCAGTGAACGCCACCCCGGATGACTTGGCCGCGTTCGCGGATCGGCTCATCGCTTGGCGTGGCGCCCCCGCCCCGGCGGCGCCGCCCATTCCCCGCCCCGATGGCGGGCAGGGTCCGCGCCCGTTGGATGCGAAGGCCGCGGAGGACGCAGCTTACGACGCCTATTCGCAGGCGTTTTTCACCCCCCATTCTCGCTAACCAAGAAAGAGGCCCCCAATGGCCGATTACCAGCCGATCTTCCTCGAGGGGCCTTACACCCTTCAGGCGTCCGCAACCATCACCGCCGGGCAGTTGCTCGTGATCACCGGGGCGGGCACCGTCGGCCCCGCCGGCGCGAACGCCGCCAACTGGGTGGGTGTCGCCGCGTTCGACGCCGTGTCCGGCGACAAGGTCACCGTGTTCGACGACGGGGTGCAGAACCTTGTGGCCTCGGGTTCTGTCGCCGCCGGTGACCTCGTCGTGGCCGCCGCGAATGGTCAGGTTTCGACCCTGGCAGCGGTGACCACCCCGACCGCCGCGGATGTCACGAACTCCCGCGCGATCGTCGGTGTTGCGTGGTCGGCCGCGACCAACGGCAACAAGGTCCGCATTCAGCTCGCGCGCTAGTCGCCCGCCCCTCTCCCCTTCCCCTGAAATCAGAGGCCATACGAAATGGTTGCATTTCCCCCCAACCCGGTGACCCTGTCCGGTGACAACCTCACCGCCAGTCGGTTCCTGGAGTCCCCGACCCTTGTGGCGCGGCGGCTGCAGGAGCTCGCGCAGCTCCGTTACATCGGCACCATGATCCTGAAGGGCCGCGTCGCCGCGTCCGGCGGGTCCGTCCTGTACGAGCAGGTCGAGGCCCTGTTCGCGGACAAGGCCCCGGAGGCTGTCGCGCCCGGCGCCAACTACACCCGCACCACGGCGTCGGACGGCCCGGCCGCGCTGGCGAAGGTCACCAAGCAGGGTGAGGACCTCGTCGTCACCGATGAGGCCATCGCCCGCCGGAAGATGGACCCGATCGTCAAGGGCACCCGCAAGCTGGTGAACTCCACGGCGTCGCAGCTCGACGCGACGGTCATCGCGGCGGTTGCGTCGCAGGTCACGGCGAACGCCAACGCGGTCGCCAAGTGGGACCGGTCCGGTGGCGCCGCCGCGGTGCTGCAGGACATCATGCTGGCCATCGCCAGCATTACCGGTCAGAACCTCGGGTACAACCCGGATCTCCTGCTGGTCGACGACACCACATGGGCGTACCTGGCATCCGACACCACCATCGCCGCGGCCATGGCCCGCGAGGACAAGAGCAACCCGATCTACTCGGGTCGGTTCGAGGTGCTGTCCGGCCTCGAGATCGTGCACGTCCCGGCCGCGAACCTCCCCGGCGGGGTCGGCACCTCGGCGTGGGTGCTGGACTCCTCGCAGCTCGGTTACCTGGCGTTCGAGAACTTGGGCGGCGGGTATCAGTCCGCCGGTGAGCTCATCGAGTCGAAGGTCATCCGCGACGAGGACAACGACCAGTGGCGCGTCCGCGCCCGCACCAACTTCGTCCCGATCGTGACCGACCCCCTGGCCGGTTACAAGATCAACACCGTTCGCTGACCGAGAGGGGTTGGAACACATGGCAAACGCACCCATTGCCGCGCCGCAACGGTTCGTGGTTTCGGCGCCCGTTGCGGTCATCAACGTGACCGGCATCGGCCCGGTGTACGTGGACCGCGGTGGGGTTGTGCCGGCGAACGCCGACCCCGCGCACGTGCAACACCTGTTGTCCCTTGGGCTGATCAAGCCCTCCGAGTGATGGTGAGGGGGTCCCGGTGAACCCGGTTCTGACCACGGATATCGAGGCCGGCTGGCGCCCCCTCACCGCCGCCGAGACGATCGTCGCCGCATCGTTGATTGATGACGCGTGGGAGATCCTCGTGGCCCGCGTGCCGGGCATCGAGGACCGCCTCACCGCCGGCGATCTACGCCCCGGCCTTGTCGTGAAGGTCGTTCGTGACGCTGTCCGCGCGGTGATGCGCAACCCGGAGGGGTATGTCCGGGAGTCCATCGAGGATTGGTCCGGTCAGCGTGACGCGTCGTCGTCGGGTGGCCGGGTCACCATCCCGGATGAGGACATCAAACTGTTGATGTTCAAGGCGCCGCAGCGGTCGGCGTTCGCTATCACGCCGGGTTGGTCGTGACGGGCGCGTATCGGGTGCCGGCCGCGGCCCGCGCCCGCGCCGAGTACCTGATGACCGATACGTGCACGGTGACGCGGCCGGTTGCGCCGTCGTCGATGGAGTTGGACCCGGTGACGTTGTTACCGGTGGAGTCGCCACCGGACGCGGTGTGGTCGGGTCCGTGCCGGGTGCGGTTGCGTCGTGTGGCGTCTAAGGGCGGTTCGGGGTCGGTGGCGGGGGATAACCCCGCCCTCGTCGATTCGACGCTCAGCGTGCCGTACAGCGTCCCCACGTTGCAGGTGAACGACATTGTCGTGGTCACCGGCAGTGTGGAGTCCCCGGCGTTCGTCGGTACCCGTTACCGGGTGACCGGGATCCTGCCGAATACGCAGGCCACGGCGCAACGCGTCCAGATCGAGGCGGTTGTCGGATGATCATTGTGAACGCCGAGGACGCGGTCAGGTTGATGGCGGAGCTTGCGGCGAAACACGCCACCCTTGTGGCTGCGGTGAAGGTCGCCACCATTGCGGCCGGCCGTGAGATGGCCAGCACAGCCAAAGGGTTGGCGCCGCACGGCCCGCATACTCGCGGGTATGCGAACAGTATTCGTTCGCTGGTGATGAAACAATCCAGTGACGGTATCGACGTTACGGTCGAAACGACAAGCCCCCTCGGCGCGATCATCACGTTCGGTACCGCCACGTCCGGCCCACATGACGCGTTCGGCCCCGCGCTCGAGCAGGGCGTCCCGCCGTGGGAGGCGAAGCTTTCCGAGGCCGCGGCGGCTGCCCTATGACCGTCACTGATGCGGCCCTCGCGGTCATTCAGGCCGCCGTGCCGGCCGGTGTCACCGTGTACGACGGTGCCGTGCCGGGTATCCCCCCGGCACGTTACGTCGTCCTGTACGGCGACACCGGTTGGCGCACCTCGACGGGTTGGGATGGCCTGGCGCGTGACGAGTCGTACACCATTCAGGTGACGACGGTTGCGTCGGCGGGTGATTCGTTGATGTCGGCCGGCCCGTTGTGTCGGGCGTTGGCGCAGCGGGTTCGTGACGCCCTTGTCGATGTTGTCCTCACTGTTCCTGGGCTGATTTGCGGGCCGGTCACTCATTCGTTGTCGAACCCGCCGCAGGTGGATGAGGCCGTGAAGGACCGCCCCACTGTGTATGCGGTGGACCAGTTTTCAATTCTTGCCACCCGAGTCTAGGAGCATCCTTTGTCTGAACCTGTCCCGGACGTTTACCCGTCCGGGTTCGTGCACCCGTCCACCCTCGACGGGTGGGAGTCGCACGTCCCGAGTGTCGCCACCCCTGAACACCTGACGGCCCCCGCTGCGGCGCCGGACCCCGACCCTGCAGCGGCCCCCGCTGTCGAAGGAGAACACCATGGCGAATGATCGCCTCATTGACATTGCGGTCACTAAGGTGATCGTTTGCTCGACGGCGCCGGCGGCCCCGTTGGCGCCGACCGTGACGGAGCTCACCGCGGGCCTCGACATCACCGCGGCGTTGACCACCGGCACCGTCATCGACTACGCCGATTCCGATGTCGTGACGGAAATGTCGTTCGCGGATGGGCAGAAGATCGAGGCCCCGTCGCTGGGTGCGTACACGGTCGACCTGACGATGTTCAGGTTGTTCACCTCCGGCACCCCTGGTACGGATGATCCGGCCACGATTTTCACCGGCAACTACCCGACGCTGTACGTGTATAAGCGGACCGGGTTGCCGTCGACGACCGCGGTGGCGGCGTCGCAGAAGTTCGACGTTTTCAAGATCACCGCCGACCGGCCCAAGAAGCCGTCGGGTGCGGGTGGGTTCCTGAAAATGATGGTCAAGGGCCGCATGTCCGGTTTCTCCGGTGAGGCCACCGTCGCCGGGCCATGACCTTGTGTCGCCCGTCTGTGGCGACATCCTGATACTCCCCGTCGCGTGCTTGCCCAGGGCGCGCGGCGGGGCCTGGGCACCCTGGGCAAGATGAGGAAACCCCCATGAGTACACGTCCCCGCGCTGCCCGCACCACCGTTGACCCCTCCACGTTCGACGTGGACGGCTGGATCTCCAAGTTCAAACCCCCCGTTGTGCGTGTTCCCCTGTTCGCCCGCGCCGACCTCATCCCGAGGATCGTTGAGTTGCAGGCCGCAGCGGACAAAGCCGCCCCCAAGGACGGCGCCGAAACATCATTCGCTGACGGCGCCGACCACGTCGCCATCGTCGACGAATGCAACGCCCTCATCGAGGAGCTCGAAGCGTCCGCCGAGTGGTTCGAGTTCGGCCCCGGCACCAAACCGAAGATGGATGCCGCGAAGGCCGCCGCCGACGCTGACGGTATCGCCGAGGACGACGTCGAGTCCCGCGCCATCTACGAGATGGCCGCCACCCTCATCTCCCCCCCCATCCCCGGTGCTGCCCTTGTGGCGCTCCGCGACGTCGTTGGCGACCCCGCATTCAACACCCTCTACACCGGGTGGCAGGAGGCGTTGACGTTGTCGAAGTCGGTGGGGCCTGATTTTTTGCACAAGCGCTCGCCTACCCCCGTAACCGGCGAGTAACGCAACGGCTGCGCGCCGCCATCCTCATGGGTGCGCCGCTCCTCATCACGTGGGGTATCCGGAAACGGTTGCACCGCAAAGCCATCCTGTTGGCCGAGGCCCTCGTCCTGTACGAGGACAGCCTCTGCAAGGGGTGCGGCATGTCGGGGTTCGTGACGTATGACCGGCACGAACTCACCCACATGTTCACCCCCGCGGAGTTGGTGTGTGTGGCGTGTGAGCACCGGGAGCAGTCCGCGCGGGCGGCGGCCGCCGACGGTGAGGAGCCGTGGCCGGGCACTAAGACATTCGTGAAGTTCGACGACGGGAGTTGACCCCCCATGGCCGACCGCCAGGTTCGCATTATCATCGCGGCCGATGTGGCGCAGGCCATCCGGGGGATGCGGGACGTGGAGTCCGGCCTCGGTCGTATCGGGCAGGCCGGTACTCAAGCTGCCACCCTTGGTGACAAGCTGAAGTCAGGCTTCGCCATGGCAGGTATGACGGTCGGTATTGCCGCCGTCGGCGCCGCCTTGACCGGTGTTGTGAAGTCCGGCATGGATTTCGACTCGAACATGCACCAGTTGCAGGCCGTCACCGGCGCCTCTGGCCTCATCATGGAAGCGGTCGGCGCGAAAGCACAAGCCCTCGGTAACGACATCGAACTTCCCGGTGCGTCAGCGTCGGACGCCGCCGAGGCCATGCTGGAGCTCGCCAAGGGTGGGCTGACCGTTCAGCAGGCCATGCAGGCCGCGAAGGGCACCCTCACCCTCGCGGCGGCGGCGCAGATCAGCGGCGCGCAGGCCGCCACCATTCAATCGAACGCCCTCAACGCGTTCGGCCTGTCCGCCGACAACGCCGGCCACGTCGCCGATGTGTTGGCGAACACCGCGAACAAGTCCGCCGGCACCATCACCGATTTCGCCGCAGGTATGCAGCAGTCCGCGACGGTCGCCCACGCCTACGGCATCAGCCTGGAGGACACCTCCACGGTTCTTGGTGAGTTCGCCAACGCCGGGGTGAAGGGATCCGACGCGGGCACGTCGTTCAAGACGATGCTGACGGCGTTGGCGTCGCCGACGAAGCAGCAGTCGCAGGCGTTGACCGAGCTCGGTGTCAGCGTGTGGGACGCGCAAGGCAAGTTCGTCGGTATGCGCGCGGTCACGGAGCAGTTGACCGCGGCGAAGGCCCGGATGACTGACCAGGATTACCAGATGGCGGCATCCACCGCGTTCGGCACTGACGCTATCCGGGCGGCGAACATCCTCGCCGCCGGTGGTGTGCAAGCGTGGGATGACATGTCTGCCGCTGTGGCGCATGCGGGGGGCGCGCAGGAGGTCGCGGCGGCGAACACCCAAGGTTTGAACGGCGCCGTCGGTAACCTGAAGAACTCGATCGAGAACGCGGCGTTGAGCCTGTACCAAGGGTTTCAGCCGGCCCTCACCGCTGTTGTGACGGGCCTCGCCGGCATCGTCGGCCCGTTGGGTGAGGCCGTGTCGTGGTTCGCCGGCCTTGATGCCCCGGTCCGTAACGCCGCCATCGCGTTCGGTGCGCTCATCCTCCTGAAGGGGCCGATGATCGGCCTGTGGACGGCGATGAAGGGCAGCGGCGTCGGTGTCGCCATTCAGGGCGAGATGATGGCCGCGAAACTGTCGATGCAGTCGATGCGCCTCGAGGCCGCCGCCACCGGCACCTCATTTTCAACCCTCGGTGCGGGTATGCGCATCGCCGGCGCGGAGGCCGTGGCGTTCGGTACGAAACTTAAGGCCGCGTTCATGTCCAACTGGGTTGGGCTGGCGCTCACCGCGGTTGCAACGGCCATCACGTTTTTCATCTCGCAAACCAACGAGGCCGCAGCGTCGACGTCCGATTTCTCGGGCGCCATCGACGAGAACACCGGCGCCCTGTCGGCGAACGCACCCGCGGCGATCGCCGCCGGTGTGGCCCATTCGGGGTCGGCGGATGCGTTCGAGAAGATCGGCGGCAACGTCAAGGATTACACCTCGGCGTTGATCGGTAACAGTGGCGCCCTCGACGTTGTGCACACCAAGATCCTCGACGCGGCTACGGCTGGCGTGGAGTCGTCGTCGGTGTGGGCGACTGTCGGTAAGGCCATGGAAGCGCAAGGCAAGTCCGCGCGGTCCGTGGCCAGTGACATCCTCGCCACCGGTGACGCCGGTAAGTACTCCTCGGCTGGCCTCACGGATGCGATGAACGTGTCCAGGCTGTTCGCGTCGGAGTCCGACCAGTTGGGCACGTCGCAGCGTCAGCAAAAGCAAGCCATCGAGGGTGCTACGGCTGCCCTGGACGGCAACGCGGCGGCGTCGTCAGGTGCCGCCACCCCCCTCGGTGTGTTCGCTACCACGATGGAATCCGCTGGCACCTCCGCGGACGGCATGAAACCGGCCATTGATGGGCTGAAGGGCGCCACCAACGACTTGACGTCGGCGGCGGCGTTCGCCGACGCGGCCGTTCAGTTCTTGTCGGCGTCGTTGGATGCCGCGTCGGGTCATGCGATTTCGATGGAGCAGGCGACCCGGCTGAACGAGGCCGCCATCCGTAACATCACGTCAGCGAACTCGGATTACGCGGCGGCGCAGGACGGTGTCACTGAGGCCGGCCTGAAAGTGAAAGAGGCGCAGGACAAGCTGAACAAGGCGCAGTCGGATGGTAAGTCGACGGCCGAGGACATCACCCAAGCGCAGCTCGACTTGGCGGCGGCGAACCGCACCAACGACCTCGCCACCGGCAAGGTCACGGATGCCACCGATAAACAATTCCAGGCGAACATTCAGGCGCAGGACTCTGCGCTGAAACTGGCCACGTCGATTTACACGAACGCGGCAGCGAATGGTGACTTGCAGGGCGCCGCCGACCAGGCTACGCAGTCGTTGCAGGCGTCAAAGGATGCGTTCATTGCAGCGCAACCCGAGGCCGACCGTTTGTCGGGGAAAGCGCAGGTCACGGCCGACAAGTTGTTCGGCATCCCAAAGGACACGGTCGCTAGGATCGCGGAAACGGGTGCGGCGGCGACGCAGGCTGCGGCGCAGGGTGTCACCACCGCGGTTGGCGGCATTCCAGGGTTCAAGTCCGTTCAGTTAACGGCGCAGGATAACGCATCGGGCATTGTGGATCACGTGCAGTCCGTCATCAACGGTCTGCACGGAAAAACCGTGAACATCGACGTGGTGACGACACAGTCGGGTGCGTCGGTATACGCCGGCGGCACCCTCGTCGCGGGGTCCGGTGGGGTGACGGGCGGCAACGTTGGGAAGCTCGCCGGGTTCGTTGATGGTGGGCGGGTGCCGGGGTTCGGCCTCGGCGGAAAACTACCGGGGCAGGCTCCCGACCCCGGGGCTGACAACCTCCGCGCTGTTGGCCCCGGTGGGCAGCCGTTCGGGTTGCAGTCCGAGGAGTGGATCGTGAACACCAAGGCGTCGAAGTATTACGGCGACGCCATGATGGCGCAGATCAACAACATGACGTTCCCCAAGTCGTTGCCGAACATCCCCGCGCAGTTCGCCCCACAGTGGGGCGGCAGCGGCGGTGGCCAGGCCGGGGCCACGGTGACCTTGAACGCTGATGTGACAACGACCGGTGATCCCGCGAAGGTGGTTAACGACACCATGTTTCAACTACGGGCGATGTACCTATGACGGCGCCAACACCGCCGGTCACATTCACCTGGAATGGTGTGCGCCTCGGTGGGGATTCCCCTTACCGGGTGGACACCATCGACGGCATGGCGGGCCTCACCGCGCCCGTGTTCGCGGCCTCACCGGGCCGCGGGCACGGGTCGGCCGTGACACCCGTCATGCAGGACGAACGCGCCATCATCATCACCGGGCATGTCCGGGACCGGGACCAGTGGCCAGCACTGATGGCCGCGTTGGGGGCGGCGTTCACCCCCGCCCCCGCCGGTGATGTGAACACCTCACCCCTGGGGGTGGAGTACGGGGGGCGGGTGCTCACCGCGAACGCTCAACTCACCCGGTACAAACCGGCCGTCACGGTGGGGAAGTACTCCGCGGGGTGGGTTGATTTCGCCATCCAATGGCGTTGCCCGGACCCGCTCCTGTACGGGCCGCCCACCACTGTGCTGTCGGGGTTGGTGGTGCCGGTCACCGGTATCGCCCTCCCGTTGACCTTGCCGGTGACGTTGACGGCCCGCCCCGTTGGTGGGGAGTTCACCGTCGACAACCCTGGGACGTATGAGGCGCAAGCCATTTACACGTTGACGGGTGCGCAGGCCGCGCCCGGTGTGTGGGTGAACGGGCGCCGGGTGGCGTACTCGTTCGACCTCACCGCGAATGATGTGTTGGTGATCGACACCGCGAAGGGTTACGCCACCCTGAATGGTGAGTTCAGGTCGCCGGTGTTTGACTGGTCGAACGTGACCAGTGACCTCGTGTTGCGGCCGGGGCTGAACACCATTCGCGCCACCGGCACCGCGGGCGCCGGTTCCCCCACCATTGCCGCCACATTCTCACCCGCATATTGGTAGGAGGCACGTTATGGGTTGGTCCCCTGTTTGGTCCTACCCTGTGACGGATCTCCGCACCGGTGTCCTCATCCACGAGGACTTACCGATGGTGTGCGAGGGGTTCACTGATTCGGTTGGCCAGTCCGCCGGCAGTGTGAACCCCGGCATCACCGGCACCGTTGACCTGTCCGAGGCGCCGCCTGACCTGGACGAGATCATTTCCCCGCAACGCCGCGTCATCTGGCCATGCGCCGATGGTGTCCCGGTGGGTGCGTACCTGATCCTGTCGGAGCCGGCGTTCGGGGGGAACTCGAACGCCGCGCAGGTGGTCGGCAAACGCGTTGACTGGTTACTGACGCGGCGCACCATCAACGACACGTTGACGTTTGGGTCACCGACGGCGACCGTTGACCAACTGGACATTGCCCGCGACCTTTGGCGGTACGCGTTCGGCGTGCCCACCGTGACCGCGTACTCCCCGTTGTGGGGTGGCGGGCCGCCGGTGAAACCAGCGGCGCAGGTTCCGTGGTTGACGTTGGGTGACCAACTGTCTGGGGTGATGCGGTACCGGTTGGACAACACCGACGGGTACCAGGCCGATGGTAAGCCGGTGGCCGACGCGCTGAAAGCGTTGATGGAGTTGCAGAACGGGCATGACTACCGGCTCGACTACTACCGCAACGATGACCGTTCCCTCGGTGCGCGGGTCACGTTCGGCACCCCCAACGTTGGTTCCGCCCCCGACGCCCCTGGCCTCGTGTTGGAGGCCGGCCCACGTGGTGGGAACCTCCTGAATTGGTCGGTGGCGTTGGATGGTGAACCGTCCGCGACATCCGTGACGTACCGGGGTGGGCAGTCGCCGTCGTTGATCGTGGCCGCCGCCACCGCCGTCGATTTGCACGCGCAGGGGTTGCCGCTCCTCGAGGTGGCGTTGCAGGACTCCAGTGTGACGGAGCTCGGCACGTTGCAGGAGAAGGCGAACGCTCGCCTCGCGGGGGGGCGCGGCCCGGTTGTGACCATCACCGGTGATCTCGATTTCCCGTTGACGTCTTACAGTTTGGGGGATCATGTGGTGTTGAGGATTTCGCATCGTAGGTGGCCTCGTGGGCCGCAGAACTTTGTGCGCCGGGTGGTGGCGTGGACTGTCCGCCCCGGCCGTGGTGGTGCTCGCACTGTTGTGACGCCGGTGTTTTCGGCGCCGGTGACCTGATGGCGTGGGATCCGCCGGCCGCGCGTGACGGGTCACTGTTGGATGAGTTGCGCCGGATGCGCCGCGAGATCGACGACTTGAAACGTAACCTCGCTGATGTGACGCGCAGTTCCGTTGCGGGGGTGAGTGGTTCGTCGGGGTCGCAACTGTTGTCCGTGCGGATCGACCCTGCCACAACGGGTGTCGCCATCCTCACCGGCACGTTCCCTGTCACCGGCAGTATTGCCGGTATCCCGTTGGGCACCCTCGCCGCGCGTGACCCGAACGATTCTACTGTCGCGGTTCTGACCGTGACGCAAACGTGAAAGAGGTTGCTGCGCATGATGATCGGGGGGCGCCGTGTGCGCATCTTCTGCAGGTGTGATGCATGGGAGTGGGGGGTTATTTTCCTGTCGGTGCTGACCCTCACCCGCGGGTTGCTGTACACGTTGAAACCAGATGGGTCGGCGTCGTTCGTGCTTGACCAGCTCGGCCCGGTGTTCGGGTTCACGTTCGGCATCCTGTGGCTATGGGCGGCGTTGTGGGCGATCGTGTCGACCTGGTTGCATCGTCGCGCCCGCCGTGCCCTGCTGATGCAGTGCGGCTTGTTCCTGTTCTGGGGGACGTTCTATGTGGCGTCGGTGCCGATCCGATCGGACAACATCTATTCGGGTCTGCTGTTCCTGATGTTGGCTGGGTGGGCGGGTGTGTTACCGCGCCTCGTCGCCATGCCGAAGCTGCGTCGGAGGGGTCGGTAAATGGATCCCACAGTTGCCTCCGCTGTCATCGCGGCGGCTGCGGCCATCCTCGGCCCGTTCATGCTGAACCGTTGGGACAAGATGCGCGCCAAACGCATCGGCGACGCCATCGACACACCACCGCAACGCGGTGTGAGCCTCACCAAGAAGTCCGGCGAGGAGCAATTCATCGACTACCTGAAGGACAGCCTCGCCATTGTCACCGAACGGTTGGAGGCGCTGGAGGCTGACCGCGACGCGGACGCTGAGCTGATCAAAGCGCAGGCCGCGCAACTGGTTGAGTACCAAGGCCGGTTGGCTGAGTTGGAGCGGCACGAGCGGGAGAAGGACGCCTACATCCTGATCCTCACGAACTGGGGCACGAACTCGACGGAGGCCCCGCCCCGCACCCCGCCGCCGTGGCGGGCGCCGTGACCGCCGCGTGGGTTGACGCCACCCTACGGGTGGCCATCATCGTCACCGCGTTCGTGGCGTTCGTCGCGGTCCTCCTGGTGCGGCACAAGCTGAACCGCAGGTTACGGCCCGGTGAGTCCCTCCGCATGTTGGGGGGTGGCCTCCTGTGCTTGTCGGTTTCCACCGGCACCCTCGGCCTGCTCCTGGGGTGGGAAACGGTGTGGCGTTTGCCGTTCCTGGCGCTCACCGTGACGTGGGTGGCCTACGGGGGGATTCACGAATACATCGACCTACGGAGGCAATGACAATGGCAAGCCTGTCCGCATATGGGGGCAACCCCCACGCCGACATCAACCCCAACGCCGACCACGGTTGGGGTGGGTACCAGTGGCAAGCCGGCGTCCCCGCTGGCCTCCTCGGTTACGCCGAGTACAAGGGCATTCGGGTTCAGTGCAGGAAAGAACTAACCGTCCTGTTTTCGCTGGCACTGGCCATCGCGCGGGAGGTTCACGGCTACATCGTCTACACCAGCAACCCGAACGGTAACGGTGAAAACTGGGGGCCGTGGGGTTACGAGAATCGCGCCATCTCCGGCACGAACACGGCGTCGAACCACTCCAAGGGCAAGGCCATGGACTGGAATGCGCCCCGCAACCCTTACGCCACCGGGTCGCGTTTTCAGTCCGACTTCCCGCCGGCCATGGTCGCCGACCTGGAATCCATCGGCCTGTACTGGGGCGGCCGTTACGGCGACGCCATGCACTGGGAATTTGCGTTCACCCCCGCCGATGTGCCCCGGTTCACCGCGCAGGCTGCCGCGATCCTGCGGCGCGCCATTCCGTCCTTACCGGATCCCGCACCGACCACCACCCCGACACCGACCCCTGTAGAGGATGATTCCATGAGCGCAGCAGACGTTGCCGACCTGAAGCAATACATCGACGCGAAACTCGCGGACCGCACCGCCGGATCACATTCGGTGTTCGACGAGCTGTCCTACGCCGTGAATCAGGTCATCATGCCGCAACTGAACGACGTGCAGTCCCGCGTCCGGGGTGGCGACCCTCGCGGTGACATGCTGCAGCTCCTGACGGAGAAGGTGGCGGCACTGGAGGCTCGCATCTTCAACCGCGACAAGGGTTCACAGTCCATCGTTGACGAGATTCACTACGGCAACGACATGCTCGCCGCCAAGATCGACGGCCTCCCAAAAGCCTGACGGCGCTACCGACGCCGGCGCAGAACCTCGCCACAGTGTTGCAGGTCTGCGCCGACGTCGACGACTACACCCGGTTCTGCACTGTCCTCACAGGGTTCGCCGAGTCGGATTACCGGTCGGACGCGGTGCAGCATGGGTCGACGTTCGGTGTGTTTCAGCAGACCGATGCGGTGAACAACGCCGGTGTGCCGTTCTGGCCGTCGGCGCATGGCTCGACTGCCGACCAGTGCCGCGCGTTCCTGGCCGATTTCTGGGTCAACCGCATCCGTCACAACGGCGACCCGGTGCATGACTGTTGGGTCACGCAACGGTGGTCAGTGCCGAACGAGGGCGCGACCTGGCCGGATCCGGGGCCAGGGTTCACCACGGCCCCCGAAACCCTGAACTACTCCCGCCGGTTGGCGGCCATCCCCCACATCATCGCAACTGGAGTCCTCACGTGACTGTTCTGTCGAAGCAAGCTAAGGCCATCGCCGCCGGTATCGCCCTGCTCCTCGTGCAGGTGCAGGTGTTCGTAGGTCAGGGTGGCGTGGATGTCCTGCTGAGCGTGACCCTCGGCCAGTGGATCACCGTCGCGTTGGGGGTGCTCGCCGGTTACGGGGTGGTTTACAACATCCCCAACGCCTACCCGGTGGAGGCCGCCGAGTTCGCCCCGGTTGCCCCGGCGCTCCGGCCTGTGTCGTTGGAGCATGCCGCCCCCGCGCCGGTGGTTGTGAACGTGGCCCCCGCCACGGTTGTTGACCCGTCGGACCCCCACGCACCCATCGTCTAGTTTCGTCCGTCTCCGTTGATCTGAGGCCGCCCGCATTTGCTCGTGGGCGGCCTCACCTGCGCCCGAAAGGCACACCACCCTTATGGCCACCCCCGTCGCCGCATCCCGTATCGCAGCGCTCACCGGCATCACAGCCGGCATCACCCATATCTCCGGTCACACCGCTGCCCCATCGACCACCGGAGCCAACGAGTTCACCGGCACCGGCGCATCCCGCGCCGCCGTCGCGTGGGGATCCGCCACCGATGACGGCACCACCGCCACCATCGTCGGCACCTTCACCGGCCTGGCGCAACCCAACGCCGGCGCCACCCTCGCATGGTTGGGCGGGTGGTCGGCCCTCACGTCCGGCACGTTCAAGTACTCATGGGACGTCACCGACGTAACATTCGCGGGCGCCGGATCATCCACAGGCACCGTCACCATCACACAGACCTGACCCGGTGGCCACCGCATTCGCGGTTCGGTCATCAGGTGCCCGCGCCGCCGAGGGCAGCAACACCACCACCCACGCGTTCACCCTCCCGGCGGCTGGCGTCTCCGGTATGCAGGACGGCGACCTCATTGTCATCGCCGCCTGTTACGCGGGCGCGTCGACCACCGCCACCATTGCGGGCATCACTGGCCTAACCCTCGCTAAGCTACAGCAGGGCAACGCGTCAACCATCTACGTGTGGTACAAGGCAAACGCCAGCACCGCGACGGATGCTGGCGCCACCATCACCGTTACCACGTCGACGAGCAACCGCGGCGCGTTCTCCTACGCCATCATTTCGGGTGCCGCCACGTCGGGCGCCATTGACGGCGTGTCTGGTATTAACGCCGCATCGTCGTCGACGTCGGTCACCCCGCTGACCGTCACAACCACGGCGCCGGGCGACATGGAACTTCACGTGTTCGCGGACGGCACTAACACCACGCTGCCCGCAGTCGGTGCGATCACCGCCCCGGCCGGTATCACCAAGGGGCAGTACGCGTCGACCGCGGACACATCGACGGGTCGGGCCGCATCGGTCATCGGGTGGAATCTCGCCCCGGATCCCGCCGGCACCGTCATGGGTGGGGCGGCGTGGTCGACCACTGCAGGTAACCTTGCCGCGGTCGTCCTAGCCGTCGCGTTGGCGCCCGAGGTGGTCACCGGGTCACAGGGCGGCAACGGGTCGCCCGGTACGGCTGCGGCTCAGCCAACCATCACCGCGGCTTCGGCCGGCACAGGGTCAGGTTCCGGCAATGTCCTACCCGCCGTCACTGCGGCGGCATCAGGCTCCGGGTCGGGCAGTGCCACCACCCGGCCCACCGTCACTGCGGCGGCATCAGGTTCAGGGTCGGGCAACGCCACCACCCGGCCCACCATCGCTGCAGCCTCGGCCGGCTCAGGGTCAGGATCGGCCACCGTAAATGCCGCCCTGTCTGTGACGAGCGCCGGTGCTGGCGTTGGTATCGCGGCGCTCCGACCCGTCATTACGACTACGTCGAGCGGGTCCGGGTCCGGTGCTGCGCAGATCAATGACGGCCTCATCGAGGGCCTCGGTTCCGGTTCCGGCGGGGGTACCGCCACGGTTCAGCTAACCATCACCGCAACCACTGCGGGCACCGGTTCAGGGTCCGCCACCGTGCGCCCCCTGTTGACCGCCACGAACTCCGCAACGGGCACCGGGGCTGGCACTGTCCAACCGGTTGTCGTTGCCGCGTCAGGGGGTGGTGGGGCGGGTTCCGCGAACATCGACGACGGCACCATCGACGGCATCGGTAGCGGGTCCGGCGCCGGCGGATCGACCATCATCACCATCATCACGGCCACCTCGGGCGGGTCGAGCAACGGCGACGCCGTTGTGGTCCCGTTCCTGCCCGCAGCCGCAGCCGCGTCCGGTTCGGGGTCAGCCACCATCATCGCCCCCGGTGGGGTGACACACCTTGTCCGCCAACCGGTTGCGTCGCTACGCCTACCCGGCATCGGGGGGGCTGCGCTGCACCTGCCCGCTGGGCGGGCCACCATCCGTAACCCCCAAGCGAAGGCCACCCTCACGTGATCGAGATAACGCAACACGACACCGCGCCCGCGCTGGAGGCCACCCTCAGCGGGCAGGGTGGCCCCGCCGACCTCACCACCGCCGCAACCATCCACGCCATCGCCACCCACAACGGTGCCACCCTGTTCGACCGCACCGTCACCGGCAACGCGTCAGGTGTGATCACCCTGCCTTGGCAGGTCGGCGACACCGACACCGTCGGTCTCATTCAATTCGAGTTCAAGGTCACGTGGCAGGCCGGGGGCGTGCAAACGTTCCGCGCCGGTTACGTCAACGTCGTAAAGGATCCCGTCGGATGACCAGTCCCCTCGTTGTTCGCACAATCATCCTCGACGCTGCGGACAAAATCCCCGCGCAACACATGCCAGACACGTTCCCCGCCCTGCAGACCGCCGTGTCAGGGAAGATCGACGCCACCTCCCTCGGCGTCCCCGGCGGCCCCGCGAAGCTCGACGCCGACGGCGACGTCGTTAACGCCGCTGGTGCAAAAGTCACCGGCAACGGTGGCGGCCCCGGCACATTCGTGGCGTCCGTCGTGTACTACGTGCTACAGGCCACCGACGGCACCTGGCCGGCGCGCCCCGTCACCTCAAACCTCGTGCAGTGGATCGGCCGGCCAGGGTTCGGATCCAACCCCCCCGGCACCGGCACCACCACAAGCGGCACAGGTATGGCCGAGGGCGACCTCGAACTGTTGGCGCCCTGATGGCCGCCTCCCTGCAAGCCTGGTTCATGCTCGCCGGTGCCCTGACGGCCCGCGGGCACGCCGCCGCCCCGCCCGCCGCGCCCGCCGGGCTGGGCCTCGCGCCCCTCGGACTCGCCCCCCTCGGACTGTAAAAAGGACATTCATGGCCACGCTCCAATTCCCTGCCATCGCGCAAGGCTCCACCGCCGGATGGGACGTCCCCCTCAAGTCCGACCTTGTCGCACTGAACAACGACACCACCGCGAACGCCTCGGCGATCGCAGCCCTATCCGGGGTGGGCACGAGCTCACCATTCGGCGCCCTCGTGAACGTCAAGGATTACGGCGCCACCGGCAACGGCACAACGGACGATTCGGTGGCCATTGCGCAGGCCCGCGACGTTGTCATCGCATCGAAAACCGTGAACGGCACATGCACCAAGGCCCTGTATTTCCCCGCCGGTAAGTATCGGGTGACGCAACCCGGTACCCTGATGAACACCCCTGACGTGGCCGGCGGCGTTCAAACACAGGTGAAGTCGTTTCACGTCCTCGGCGACGGTAAGCGCCGTACGCAGATTTTTTACGACTACTCCGGCACCGCCGCCGCCGGCCGGCACGTCGCCGACAACGCCCTGTTCATTGCAGGTAACCGGACAGCGCAGCTCCGCGTCAAGAACATTGGGTTCCTGTCGTCGGTGGCCACAAACACCTGTTTCTTTTTCTACTCCCGCACCGGCACCGGTTCCGGCACCGGTGGGGCATTCCCCGAGTACGGTTCCGGCAACAATCAGGACACCTTGTTCGAGGATGTCGAGTTTTCCGGTAACTGGCGTTGGTGTGTGCTCCTCGACGGTGACATCACAACGAACCTCAATTCGGAGTTCTTTTGCTCCAACGTGTGCACCACCGCGACGTCGACGTTTTCCGAGGCGTTCTTTCAGGTCGGTTACACCGCGTTCGCATCGAACGATCAGCAGGACCAGATGGTGAACTACTCGTTCACTGACTGCAAGATCGAATACAAGAACGGTAACGCGTTCGTGTTCAACCGTGGTGGCGTGGTCCGGTTCAATGGTGGTTCGTACATCAACGGAATCAGCGACACCGCGAACGTGGGTGGCGCGTTTTTCAAGGTGAATGACGTAACCACGCATAACGCGGGGGCGATGTTCGCCCAATTCCATTCGGTGCGGTTCGAGTTGCGGACCACCAACTGCAAGATCTTCGACGTGCAAGGTTGGTACGGCGACGGCGCGCACATCTCCATGTACGACTGCAACGACGTCGGCCATTCGTTCACCACCGACGGCCCGCTGACTTCGGCCGCGATTTTCCGCACACACAACGGGTCGTTCCCGCAGGTGCGTGTCCAGAATTGTTACCTCGGTGGGTACTGGCAACTCCTCGGCGCGCAAACCGGTGTTGGCCGTGTCATCTTCGACCAGACCGGGTTTTACAACTTCAAGGGTGGAATCGGCACAGTCACCGCCGCCAACACATTCTTGCGGTACGACACCGCGACCGTCCCGAAGTACCGCTACCGCGATTGCCCATCCGTCACCGACGGCGCCAACTGAAAGGCCCTGAACAATGGCAGTAACAAAGGTTGGTTCCGCTTTCACGTTCGGTGACACCGCGAACACCACGACCCGCAACGTGACACTGCCGGCGTCCCTGACGACCGGTGACGTGATCTTCATGCACGTGGTGGGCGGGTCGTCCACATGGTTCCACGATGTCGCATCAACCGGTGTGACGTGGGTTCAAATGGACCTCACGAACTCCCTGTCCGGTTACCTGGCGTCGCTGTGGCGTGGGTACGTCACCAACGGGGCCACCGCGTCATCGTCGGCCGTCACCGTCCGAGCTCTCGGCGCGGACACCATCACCCCGCAGTCGTTCAAACTCACCGGCGGCGGACAAGTGTTCCGGGGCACCGACAACGGTGGCACGTCCGGCGCGAACGCCGCGAACCAGTGGGCGAAGGCATCCTCGGGTGCGGCGGCCACCACCATCGTCGGGCCGTTCACCGCGGCCACCACCGTCGCCGGTTGCGTCCTCTGGTCGGCCGGCGGCACCTCCCGCGGCACCCTCCCCGCCTACTCAAGCATCACCTACGAATCCGGCACCCCTGATCAGGTTGGCCTCACGTCGGGTGCCGTGCCGAACGAGGTGTCGGCATCATCAACGGATCTCACGTCGATCAGTCTTGGCGCCACCCCCGGCGGTAAGACGTTCGCGTTTTTCGATTCCACACCGGCCGCGCTCACCGGTGGGCCACGCTTGGCGTACTCGGTGGCGATCGCCCCGGCACCCGCCGCGCCCACCGTCACCGGTGCCATCGACCAGACCGACCCCGCCGTCGGTGCACTCCTCACCCTCACCGGGACAGTCACCGGCACCGCAACGTCGAGGTTGTGGCGTCAGGTGTCGGGGCCTGGTTCGCCGGCCATCACGAACGCCACCACCAACACGGCGACCGTGACCCCAACCCTGCCGGGTGTGTATGTGTTCGGGTTCACCGCCACCAATGCGGCCGGCACGTCCACTGAGGCCACGGTGACGGCGTATGTGCATCCGGCGGATGGTGACCCGGTGCCGGTGGTTTCCGTGACGTACCCCGCAGCATGGTCGCTACTGAACGCCGGGACCGCAGTGGCGAACCTGAACGACTCGGACGCGTCCACCGGCATTCAGAACGCCAGCGGCACCCCCACGCACACCGACAAGGCCACGCTGACGTTCGCGCCACACGGCCTCGGCAACATCACGTTCGAGCTGGACTCCCTGTATGCCACCACGGCCGTTACCGCCCGGGCGATCGTTTACAAGGCCGACGGTGTCACACAGATTTACCCGACCACCGGGGGTGATGACTGGTCACCGACGACGACCTCGGCGACGCATGTGGTGACGTTGGATTCGACGGCGCTGGCCGCCATCCCGACGTTGGCGGATCGGCGGGCACTCGTGGTGAAGGTGTCGGCGCAGTGAGCTACGGCCTGACGGGGGCAAGGGGGCGCGCCACCACACGTTCATTCAAGTTGGTTGGCGCTCGTGGCCGCGCCGCTGTTAGCCGTTCCTTCGAGCTCGTGGGTGCACGCGGGCGCGCCGCCGCGCCGCCCGCCCTCGGTGGCACGTTCGAGTTGGTCGGCGCTCGGGGCCGGGTGGTCCCGGTCAGCGCCACCACCACCCAGTCCGCGTCGCCGTTCGAGTTGGTCACCTTGCCGCCGGGTACGTGGGCGCAGGTGGCCGGCCCCGTCGTTGACGTGAACGCCGCCATGCAGTTCGTGGCGCCGGCTCAACCGGACGGCGTTGACGTCCGGTTTCAGTCGCCGGATGGGTTGCAGGTGTTCGACGTGTCGGTGTTCCCGCACACGGTGTTCCGCATGTCGGGTGGACAGTTGGTGCCGGTGTTCGTTTCGCCGGTGTCGGCCCCGGTGCCCGCAGTGGTTGGCGTGACACCACCACCACCACCGGACCCGACGCCCATCCCGGATCCGGGTACGGATGCGCCGCCGCCGACGCCAACGCCGGACCCGACACCGGTGACGCCGGACCCGGGCACGGACACTACCTATCTGCCGTTCAATCTGCCGACGGTGGAGTCGCTGCAGGCGTCGGCGGCGGCTCGTGGTGTGCTCACCGCTGCACACCCGATGGGCGGCATGTGGGTGACGCCGCAGCAACCGGCGGACAACACGGTAGCCGATTATTGGGACATCAACTATCTGTATTACCCGCCGAACAACCAGTCGTTCTCGGGGTTGACGTCGTCGGGTTCCACGATCACACACACGGCGACACCGTTGGTCAATGGTGACGTCCTGTTTTTCACCGCCACCGGCGGCGCCACCGGCGTCACGGTGGGCGCCGTGTATTACGTGGTTGGGAAGGCGACGAACAGTTTTCAGGTGTCCGCGACGTCTGGTGGCGCCCCTATCACTTTGGGGTCAACGGTTGGTTTGGCGATCACCAAGTCAACGTTGCGGAATCTGTACGGTGGAGAATGCCGCGACCGTTATGCGCGCCGCCCGATTCGGCCGGAGGCTTCCGGCACGTGGCAGGTGCTAGACATTGAGTGGGAGATCCGCGCCGCCCAATCGGCGGGCATCAACGCGTTCACGTGGGGCACGGCGACGCGTAACGGCATTGAATGGACCCGGCTGCAGTACGCACTCAAGGCCGCGTCGAACCATAACGCGAAGTACCCGACCCGGCCGTTTCACATCATTCCGTGGGTGCTGAACCTGTCGAGTATTTCCGGGACGCCGGCAACGGAAACACCGACACAATCGGGGCAGATCCTCGCCGACTTGTTCTCAGGCCTGATTAATGACCCGGCCTATGCCAAGGGGTTCAGGAAACGGAACAACCGGGTACTGTTCATGCCATACGCGCCGAACGAGGCGCAGGCCGGCAACGGTAGCAGTATCACCCCAGCCGCCGGTGTCGTGACGTCCGGCATGGAGTTTTACCAGGCGCTCGACGCGAGGATGACGGCGAACGGCACCCCCGCGGATTGGTACATGTGTTTTCAGTCGAACTTCACCGGCCTGGCCGCGGGGTTCGAGTCGGTTGGCGCCGGCATGGGCCATTTCGGTTCGAGGGATTACAACACCACCGCCGGTAGCGGCACGTCCTACGGTGGGGCGCGCACATGGATTCAGAACACCATGGGATTCACTTACCGGAATGCGGCCAGCCCGCCGATGCCGTACATTGCGCCGATTTCCACACAGGCATTCGTGCCGCGTGGGACGCCGACGCAGGTGGGCGGCAACGGCATCATGTGGGAGTCGGGTGGCACCCTGAACCTGGAGAACTCGTGCTTGTCTGCCAGTAACCAGCTTGACCCGACCGGATGGAACATCGTCAATATCAACACGTGGAACGACTTCACCGAGGGTTCCTCGATGGCGCCGTCCAAGGGTAGCGGGTTCCATTGGCTCGACTTGTGGTCCTGGCATATGGTCAAAATGGTGACGGGTTCATATCCAACCATTGTCCGTGACGGCCTGTATTTGACGCACCGGAAGCAGAAAACCAGCGGCGTCACGTATACGTCTGTGCAGAAGAAGTTCGTTGTGCAGGCCGGTACGCCGTCGGGTTCGCCGACTACATACACCGGGACCAACTGGATTGACATTCTCGACGTCGTTGTGTATTTGACGGCGCCGGCGACGGTTGAGGTGACGTCGGGTACTAACGCGCCGGTGTCGTTCACGTTGGCGGCTGGTCGTAACCGGGTGACGGTGCCGTTGGGGAATGGGACGCAGTCGGCGCGGATCCTCCGCGGCGGCACCCCGACAGGCACCGCGGTTACATCGCCGATCACGGTGTCGGCGACGCAGTTGGTTCAGGATCTCATGTACTACGGGTGTAGCTCGTTCGCCGGTGTCGCCCGCCCGGTGCCGGTGATCGCTGACTGATCTTCCACCGCCATGCCCGACGGTGGCGCGGCCCACGGCGCCCTTGATCAGCCCGCCAAGTGGTCCGCACAGCAATGGCCCCCACCCTCTCGCCGAGGGTGGGGGCCATTTTGTCGTTGTCGTTTGTCTCGGGACGTGTCAGACTGACTTGTCGACTGTCTCCTCCTGTCGGAGCCACTCGTCGGCGGCCTCGTCCCGCACCATCTCGAGGAGCTTGTCGAGTTTCTCGGGGGTCCACTGGTCGAGCCGGTCGAGGTTGCTACCCCCGGTGGCTTGGTCGGCGGCGGCGAGCGCGTCGTCGATGGCGCGGTTGCGGGCGCGGCGGGCCTCGATGCGGGCGGCGAGGTTGATGGTTCTCATGGTTGGTTCCCCCTTGGTTGGTATGCGAAAAGGATACGCCAGCGCGTCAGTCTGATACATGTGGCACTCGGGTGATTTTCGGTGCGGCATGATGCGGGGGTGGCTCGGTACCTGTCTACCCGTGAGGCCGCCGAGCTCGTGAAGATGACGCCGGCGGGGTTCCGCAACCTCGCCGCGCGTGCGCGTCGCGCCGGGGTGGAGTTGCACGCACCCGAGGACACGTGGCCGGATCGGCGCACCCCGATGTGGGACCGGCGGGCGATCGAGCGTTACCGGGCCGGCCAGCCCGGATCCGGCCGGTGGGGGCCACGAGAGGACTGACGCGTTGGCGCGTCATTGTTCACCCATTTGCACGTTGACAGTGACGCGCACGCGCGGCATGATTCTCCTATGACCAACACCGCAACCGCAGCCGCCCACACCATCGACATCTACGAACTGGATATGCACTTCGGCCAGGCGTTCCGCGCCGAGTGCTCCTGTGGTTGGGAGGGCACCGCCCTTACTGGCCCGACCGCCGTCAAGGCCGCCCTCGATGAGGGTGACGCGCACCGCTCCTGAAGCCCCGCCGGCTGGCCTCACCCGAGGCCAGTCAACCGCACACCGAAAGGACACCGACCATGCCCGTCTACACCACCCACAACACCCTGAACCCCGAGGCCACCATCACCACCCTCTACGGCATCAACAGGGCCGCCCACGGCGCCTACCAGGCCGCGTGCGACGCCGCCACGGCCAAAGGTGTCAGCATCCTCGACGACCTCGCCTGCCGACACCTCAGCTCCCTGTGTGACGTCGTCAGCCTCGCCGCCGACCTCGCCGCCATGGTCCGCGACGACGCCGCCGAGGCCGGTGCGTGATGCCCCTCATCTCCACCGCCCGCGCCGCCGAGATCGCCGGCCTCACCCCCGCTGCGTTCCGCAAGGCCGCCAGCCGTGAACGCGCCCGCGTCGGCGGCGTCGACCTCCAGGCCCGCCGCGACCGGTGGCCCGACGCCCGCACCCCCATGTACGACGAGCGGAAGGTTCGCGCATGGGTGGCGGGGCGGGCGTCGCCCGAATCGGCCTAACCCGTTGACAGGGTGTCACCGTCGCGTCTACTGTCTACCTCGACAGGATGACAACTCACCCGCAGGAGGTGACCCTACATGACCAAGCGTGGCACCCGCATCGGGCGCGGCACCCGCATCGGCTGACCCCCGACAACGCCGCCGAAGGCCCCCCGACACCGTCGGGGGGCCTTTTGTGTTCACCCGATCGGACTATAGACAGTGACGCGCTAGCGTGGCATGATTCTCTTATGACCAACACAGAGAACCTCCCCGCCGAGTACACGATCACCGCCGGCAAGACCGGATACCTGATCAAGTGGCAGGGCCGCCCGGCCGGTAAGGTCAGCTACCGCAACGGCGCAACGATGGCCGACGCCATCGCGGAAGCCTGGGGACATCGCAGGAACATCCTGATCGCGCAGGGCATCAACGACGGAATGACCCCGGCCGAGGCCATCGCCGCGGCGAACCGGTGACACGCTGGCGCGTCATTGTTCACCCGATCGGACTATAGACAGTGACGCGCTAGCGAGGCATGATTCTCTTATGACCACCGCAACCACCGCCGCCCCCGAGTTCTTCCTCGCCAAGTGCCACGAGGGCCACGTCACCCACTACACCGCCGCCGAGCGGGCCGACGTCATGGCGCCATGGTCGTCGGCCAAGTGGAGCTACACCAAGTGCGCCGTGGCCATCGAGGGTGGCTACAAGGGTCGCTGCAGCAACACCGCGGCGTTTACGCCTATCCGAGTCAAGGTCACCCGCACCGAGTGCGGCCCCCGCTGCACCGGCGCCGTTGGCCCCGCCTGTGACTGCAAGTGTGGCGGGGCCAATCACGGTGGCGGGCACTGAAAACGGGCCGCCATAAAGATGGGCGGCGGGCACTGAAAACGGGCCGCCATAAAGATGGGCGACCTAATGGGGCATGAGTCCGCGGCCTGACCCCTGAACCGACAATGGCCCTGACCTGTATTCGCAGGTCAGGGCCATGATCATCTTGTGCGCCTGGAGGGACTCGAACCCCCAACTTTCTGATCCGTAGTCAGCATGTCGGGTGTATACTCAAGGCGTAGACAAGGCATAACCGCAGGTCAGAGGTAATCCCATCGCATGATGTCGTGGGTTACCTTACGATGAACAAGGCCACAATATGGGGCATGAAACCGCCCCGCCACCCACCACCGAGGAGAACCGAAATGGACACCCCAACCACCCGCAGTGACGCGGACCGCGCCAAGCTCCTGGCCGGCATCGCGGCCCCGGCCGCCGCACCCGCACCCGTCGCCCCCCGCAACACCGAGGCTGAGCGCCGCACCCGCATCACCCTGTACCTCGTCATGGTCGGCGCCGTCCTGGCCGTGGTCGGCCTCATTGTCGGTTTCACCACCGGTAACATTTTCGTGGGCATCCTCGCCGGGGCCGCCCTCACCTCCGGTGTCGTGGCCCTCGTCGGCGCCGTGGTCGTGTCAGCGTTGCGGCCCCGCGCATGAGTCACCCCCGCCACCCTCACCCGACAGGAGAACGACCAGTGACCACCCCGAAGCCCGCCCCCGCCGCCGCCCACATGGCCGCCGACGCTGAGTGGGACGCAGCCTTCGCCGTCGCGTGGGCCGAACTCGCCCTCGCCATGCGTGGCCCACTGGCCGAGATCGGCAAGGAGTTCGGCCGCATCCACACCGACCACCTCGCCCGCCTGGCCGCCGCCGACGGCGCCACCCCCGACAACGTCGAGCTCCGCGGGTGAGCGCGCCACAGCAGAAATGCACCGTCTGTGGCCGCATCGAGGTTGTCACCCCGGACGGTCGAGGTTACCCGCCGGACATCGCGGCCCGGAAACTCGCCAAGCTCTGCAAGGCGGACGGCCACAAGGCGACCATCGAATACACCGCGGGCTGGCACCTTGCCCGCATGGCCACCGCCGACGGCGCCACCGCCGACAACGTGGAGCTCCGCGCATGACCGCCACCGACGACCTCGCCGCACTGCTTGGCGCGAACATCAGCGTGGCCGGGCGCCCCGTTGATGGCGCGCTATTGGAACGCGCCGCCGACGCCATCCTCGCCGCCGGATGGACACCACCGGGGACGACCTTTGCAGTGTGCGGCCATGGTCGGCGCCCGGATGAGTCGTGCATCCTCTGCGAACGGGTCGCACCATGACCGCCCGCGACGACCTCGCCGAGTTGATATGGGGTGCGACCAGCGACGGCCCCAACCATCGCGACTCCGATATCATCGCTGAAGCCATCGTCGCTGCCGGGTGCATGGGCACCGGTGCGTGTTTCGCGTGCGCACCATGACCCCGAAACGTCGCCAATACGGAACCGGGACCGTCCGGCAACTGCCCTCCGGTAAGTGGCAGGCCCGGTTCGACGTCGGCTACAACTCGGCCGGTTCCCGCCGCCGCCTGTCCGTCGTCGGCAACACCGAAGCGGAAGCCAAGCGGAAGCTGCGGGACAAGCAGCGGGAGGTGGCGTCGTCGGGCGCCCCCGCCGGCGACGCCAGTAGGGCCACCGTCAAGTCGTGGGCCGAAACGTGGCTCACCATCAAGGCCCACGAGGTGCGCCCGAAAACGTGGGCCGGCTACCAGTCCGCCGTGAAGCAACACATCGTGCCCACCATCGGGCACCGTCGCCTCGACCAACTCACCCCCGCCGACGTCCGCGCCGTCGGCGCCGGGGTCCGCAAGGCCGGCCGCTCGTCGTCCACCGCCCGGCACGCCCACATCGTGCTCGTCGAGCTCCTCACCGCCGCGCAACGCGAGGGCTACCCCGTCCCAGCCCGCGCCCTCCTCGTCGACGCGCCCTCCCCTGGCGTCAGCGACCGCGACGCGCTGCCCCTCACTGACGCGCTGGCGCTCCTGAAAGTGGCGGCCGGTACGACGGGAGGGTCACGGTTCGTTGCGGCGCTCCTGCAGGGCATGAGACAGGGGGAATGCCTCGGCCTCACGTGGGACCTCGTGGACCTCGACGTGGGCGCCCTGGATGTGTCGTGGCAGTTGCAGGCCATCCCATACCGGCACGAGTGCGCGGCCGAGCCGCCCTGGCCGTGTCGTCACCGGTTCGGGGGTGACTGCCCGCTACGTGGCCGCCGGATCCCCGACGGCTACGAGATCCGGCCCCTCGACGGCGCCCTATGCCTCACCCGCCCCAAGACGGCCAAGGGTCAGCGGATCATTCCGTTGGTGCCGTGGATGGCCGCCGCCCTCGACGCGTGGCGTCAGGTGGCGCCGGTGTCACCGCACGGCCTTGTGTGGCCGCGCCCCGATGGCCGGCCGAGACTGGCGCGCGTCGACTTCGAGGAGTGGGTGGACCTGCAGAACCTTGCCGGTGTCGCCCACCCCGGCGGGCGCCCTTGGTTCCTTCACGAGGCACGCCATACGACTGCGACCCTGCTGGCAGAGGCCGGCGTCGACCCCTCCACCATCATGGCCATCCTCGGGCACTCGTCGGTGGCGACACAGGCCGCCTACAAACACGTCCGGTTGGACCATGTCCGCGAGGCACTGGAGGGTGTCGCCGCACGGTTGCAGCTCGACACGTGACCCCGCACGGTGACACGTAAACGGCCCCCACCTCGAACAGGTGGGGGCCGTTTACGCTTGCGCCCTACTGTCCCCCGACGATGCGGAGCGCACGTGCCCGGTTGGCATCCTTGGCGTCGTCGACGCCGGCGCGGTGACCGGCCGACCACACCTCGGGCAACGCGGGCATGTTCGCCAGCACCACCGCCGACGTTGTCAGGGCCGCCGCCACGGAGCAGGACAGCATGAGCACGATTCGCGCTACCCCGAGGACGCCGGGTGCTTCCATTGCCAGGACCGCGGCGGCGATCGACACCCCCCACGCCACTATGACGGCACCCCACAAAAACCGACGACGGACAACTGACACGACGACAACCCCCTTGTTGCGTAGATTCGGGTCGTTCGGACCCTCTTGGTGTATTCCCTGATTCGTTGCCACCTACTCGGCGGATTGGCCGGTGGTTGGCAACGATTTGAGTTCCGCTAGTAGCGACTCCCGGCGTGTATCGCGGATCCGCCCCTCCAACGTTACTAGTTGGCGCTTACTCGTTACGCTTGTGTTACGAAGTTCGGCCAATCGGGTGGATAATGTTTCATCCAATTCGGGGTTATCTAGGAGGAATTGGACATCGGCGCGGCGCCGTTCGACGGGGTCCTCGACGCCGACCATTGACCGGATGAGTTCGTCGATGGCCAACCTCTGGCGGCGGGACAACCGCACGGCCTCGACGGGTGGTTCGTAGGGGCCGAGGCCGCCGGCTGGAATGTGGGCGGCCTGGCGCAGGTTCGCCAGTGACTCGCCGGTGAGATCGGCGAGGGCCTGCAGCGTCTCCTCGTCGGGTTTGCCGTGCTGGCCGCGTCTGTACTTGTGGATGGCGTCCTTGGATAGGTCACCGTTAGACCGGCTAGCAAGTTCGCGCAGCGAATACCCGGCCCAACCTTTACGCGCG